CCAAAACACAGACCACAGTCTTAAAGAGCCTAAGAGCCCGTGCGGCCAAGCACTGGTATCGCGCTCGCACTGAGAGCAAGACATGGGCCCTATGCCAGTATCTGCGCACACTCACAGACAAGACTGAGATTGACATACGCATGCATGAGATGGTTCGCGGTAAAGCTCTAGCGCACACACGTGAGCGTGAATTGATTCGTAGATATAACCCAGCATTAAACACAGACAAAAGAGGAGCGTAATATGGGAACACCTTTGTACATGGAAATGTCGGATGCTTGTACACTAGTTCAGGACTATGCTGAACTACACACGGGCGGGGACGTACTAGCAGCCTTAACACACATGCAGATCAGTTACGATGATCTTGACAAAGAGGACAGAGTAGCGTATAATATGTTCATGCGAGCGGGCCGTGAAATGTTCGCACCCAACCCAACCTAAGGAGCAGAAATGAGAGATTATATTACACTAGCAGAGTATGATCGTGATGGCTTTAATGTCATCGTGGACAAGACCTGGGAAGACCTGCACCCTCAGGACTCGTTTGATACCAGCACGGACCCGGACACGGGCATGCCCTACTATGATATCGAAGACATGTGCCGCAAGATTGATCGGGGCGATTTGGATTGGTTTATGTTGCGGGTCAGAGTCATGCATGAGGACGTGGAACTGGCAGTGAACTATGTAGGGGGCTTCTTGTACGAGGATGCACGTGAAGTGTTAACCGATGGCACAGCTGAAGATATGATCTGGGAAACCGTTGAAGAAGCTAAACGTAGAGTACCCACATTAATAGCAGGGTTATCAAAACTGGTTGACAAAGAACTAGTTTGATAGTATAATACACACTTACTAAGAGACAAGGAGCGAAAAAGATGTCAACACGCAGCGCAATTGCAATCATGCACGGAGAACGTGCTAAATCAGTATACTGTCATTGGGACGGGTACCTAGAACACAACGGCTACATCCTACAAAACTTCTACGATAGTACTAAAACAAACAAGCTGATCAGCATGGGTGATATCAGCAGCTTGGGGGCTGAGATCGGCGACAAGCATGACTTTGATGAACGTTACGACCCTGAAACCTATGCCGACACACGCTGCACGTTCTATACCAGGGATCGCGGTGAAAAGACCACGTGGAAGAGCTTCGGCACTTTGGATGAAATGGTGGACTATTACAAGGGTAGCTGGTGCGAGTACTTGTACGTGATGCGGGACGGGGTATGGTACTATACTAGTCTGAATACAATTGACTTACAGCCTTTGAAACCAGCCCTGGATAAAATAGTGGTTGACAAACAGACAGTTTGACTGTATAATACGAACTTAAACAATTAACTAAGGAGCGAAAACTTATGCCAGCAATTATAGAAATCGTAGATGGTACCTACAAAATCCGCGGACAAGAAGTGTCCATGGCAGGGTTCCGTTTCGAGCTCGTAGAAGGCTACAAGACAGGAGCCCAGGGTGGCTATGTTACTGTAGCAGGAGGCTCAGTACAGCCCAGCAATGCGGGCATTCCAGATCGTTCAATTCGTATAAAATGCTCCAACACACAGAGCTATCTTATGATAGCAGAGGGTGCCCCAGCCGCTAGCCCAGATCGTCCAGGAGTAAAGAGCCTGGATCAGATCAAGGTCAGTGATGCTTCAGTAGCACATGAGTCAGATGAAGAGATCGTAGAACGACTGCGCTCACGCTTCCAGGTACTACAAGACATGACCCAGGCAGTGAAGGCTGGTACTGTACGTGCTATGATCGTCACAGGGCCCCCAGGTGTGGGCAAATCATTTGGTGTTGAAGAAGTACTCAGCAAGCAGGATATCTTTAATGCATTAGGTAACAAGAAGCCCAAGTACGAAGTGGTCAAGGGCGCAATGAGTGCCATTGGATTGTATTCTAAGCTCTACGAGTTCTCAGAGCGTGGTAACGTTGTGGTCTTCGATGACTGTGACTCAGTACTGTTAGATGACTTATCGCTGAACATTCTTAAGGCAGCCCTGGACTCATCTAAGAAGCGTATGATCAGTTGGAACACTGATAGCCGCTTGCTACGTCAAGAAGGTATACCAGATAGGTTTGAGTTCCGTGCAGGTGCTATCTTTATCACCAACATCAAGTTTGAGAATGTTAGATCTAAGAAGTTGCAGGATCACTTGGCAGCTCTTGAATCACGCTGTCACTATATTGATTTGCAAATGGACACAGATCGTGAAAAGGTACTACGCATTAGACAGATCACTCAAGACGGTATGTTAGAAACCTACGACTTTGAGAACAATGAAGAAACAGAAATCGTAGACTACATTGTTGATAACCGTGCTAAAATGCGTGAGCTGAGCCTGCGTACTGTGCTCAAGGTAGCAGACTTGCGCAAGAGCTTTCCTATGACATGGAAACAAATGGCAGAAGTCACAGTTATGAGGAGACACTAGTATGTTAGAACTAGGACCCAGCAGGACCTGCGAATATATTGGACCCAATCAGACACACGCTCCGTTCACGTTCTGCGGACAAAAGAGCATCGTGGGCAAGAGCTACTGTGCTGATCACTATCACAAAATATACAAGAAAGGCAGCAGTGCCACTGGTGCTAAAAAGATGGAGAAGTTGATTGAAAGAGAGTTGGCAGATCTCGAACTACAACAGTTGATAGTTGAGCAGGAAGCTGACATGGAGGATGTAAATGTTTAAGAATCTAGGAATCATAGCGATCGCACTGTTGTTGATCGCGGCAGTAATTCTAGGGCCCTGGACAGTAATTTGGGCATGGAATACCTTGTTTGGAGCGGTGTATGCTATACCTTACACGTTTTGGACCTGGTTGGCGGTACTGATCATCGGAGTGTTCATTCGTTCGGATGTGAAGGTAACCAAAAAGCAGTAGAATGGTAAGATATGTCATTGACTATTATAGGCAAATGTCATATAATAATAACACGCTGATTAAATCAGCTTTAACTTAAAGGAAAAGGCAAATGAAATTTATTTCTAAGAAATCGAAAACTTTTAAGGTTTTCAATGCACTCTACAACGGTGCGGCTCTTACACAATCACAAGCTGAAAAGCGTTTTGGTGTAGGTAACTTGGCAGCTGAAGCTTTCCGCATTCGTCAAAGCGGTTATGCTGTGTATTCAAACACACGTAAAGCTGGCAATGGTGTTCAGGTAACTGAATACGTAATGGGCAAGCCATCACGTGAAATCGTTGCTCTTGGCTACAAAGCTAAGGCAGCAGGTTATACTTTAGACACTATCTAAGGTGAACAGTTCAAACAACTGATCCGATTCGCTCCCGGGGACGATGTTTGGGAAAGGGCTTTCGAGCCCTTTCTTTTTGACCTCAATATCTATCCCTTAAGCATGCATGAGCACGTCCCTCGGGGTCCCCTGATGTGGCTAAAAAGCCACACCTCGGCACTCCTTTGACCCTTCATTGTGCGTGAAAACCACTTGACAAATCAGTCAATTGGTGCTATAATACTAATACTGAGAAAGCAAATTAACTAGGAGGTCTTAAAATGGCAAAATCAGCAGACATCAGCGTAAGGCAAGTAGGCCCTAAATCCGCTAAAAAATCTATTCGTTATGCAATCAAGAAGCGTCGTCCTGTGTTCCTTTGGGGACCTCCAGGCATTGGTAAATCCGACATCGTTAAACAGATCGGTGAGGACACAAGCCGTGAAGTCATTGACGTTCGCCTAGCACTATGGGAACCCACAGACATCAAGGGTATTCCTTACTACAACAGTGATCAAGGCAAGATGGTGTGGGCACCACCAGCAGAGTTGCCCACAGACCCAGACAGCACCGCGATCATCTTCCTAGATGAATTGAATTCCGCACCCCCAGCCGTGCAAGCGGCTGCCTACCAGTTGATTCTGAACCGTAGGGTTGGCACCTACACTTTGCCCAAAGGTGTAGATCTAGTGGCCGCGGGTAACCGTGAAGGTGATCGTGGTGTTACCTATCGTATGCCTAGCCCATTGGCTAATCGTTTCGTTCACTTGGAAGCCAAGGTAGACTTTGATGATTGGCAGGACTGGGCTACCCTTAACAAGGTGCATCCAGATGTGGTAGGTTATTGTGGCTTCGCTAAACAGGACTTATATGACTTTGATCCTAAGTCAGCGTCAAAGAGCTTCGCAACTCCACGCTCATGGAGTTTCGTGTCAGACTTGCTCAGCGATGATGAGATTGATACAGACACACTCCACAACTTGATCGCGGGTGCCATTGGTGACGGACTCAGCGTTAAGTTCATGGCTCACCGTAAGATCGCAGGGCGTATGCCTAAAGCAGGTGACATCCTAGATGGCAAGGTTAAAACACTTGAGATCAAAGAAGTATCTGCGATGTATTCATTAACAGTTAGCCTTTGCTATGAGTTAAAGGATCGTGCAGAGAAGAAGACGGCTAAATGGGACGAAATGGCTGATCAGTTCTTCCGTTATATGATGGACAATTTCCCAACTGAGCTCGTGGTCATGGGTGCCAAGACTGCGTTGACAAACTACGATTTACCCTTGGACGCAACAAAGATGAAGTCATTTGACGAATTCCACAAGCGTTTTGGTAAGTATGTTTTAAGTGCTATGGAGAATTAAGACCTCCCTG